TCTGAGGTCAGACTGTGCCCGGTGATCGCATTGAACGCGGTGATAGCTGCCGGGATGCTGTGCTCGCCGGTCGGCTTGTCGTAGGTGGCAGCCCTGTCCTGCATGTGCTTGGCACCATTGTTTAGAATATCGATCGCTTTCTTCATTTTCCGGTACTCCCGTATCCGTTTTCTCCGCGTGGGGTTTCATCTAACTCATCAACCTCCTCGCAGATTGGGTTCTCATAAGACTGGATCACGATCTGGGCGATCCGGTTGTTGGGGTGGATCTCGACTGGCTCAGTCCCCGTGTTAAGCAGCAGCGCGTGGATCTCACCCCGGTAGTCACAGTCGATGACGCCGGCCATCACGTCTATGCCTTGTCGTAGTGCCAGCCCTGACCGAGGCTTGATCTCACCCCAGCAGCCTTGGGGGATGGCCATAGCGATGCCGGTGGGGGCCAGTTGACGCCGTCCTGGGTGAATGACCAAGACACCATGACCGTAGTAGTGCAGGTCCAGGCCCGCCGCGTCAGGGGTTCCCCGGGTCGGCAGAATGGCTGATGGTGACAATCTTTTAATCTTCATCCTGCCACCCCCATCAACACGATGACGGTCAGTGAGGACACAACCATGCCTGTTGTTGCGCAGGATTGAAATCTACCAAACTGACCCAGGCCCATCAGACCGGTGATGAACCCGGCGACAGCGATGGCCCAGATGTGGATGGTCTGTCCACCCCACTCACTGATCTGAAATAGATGCCAGACCAGGAACACGGCAAACACGGCCGACGCTATCTGCCACCACTCGGCGGCATAGTCCAGCTCACACATGGCGCACCGCTCGGTGTCGTATGCCTCCCAGTTTCTGCAGTCATGGTTCTTACACATTGCTATTTCTCCTTCGGGTAAAATTGAACTTCACGTTCGTGGGTTGGTAAAGGGGTCTCCCGTTTCTCGGTGTCGTCTCGTGGGCAGTCCATTGGGACACGAGAGTAGATGATTGACAGCTCGTAATTCCCGACCGATGACCACTGAGGTACCACCGATCCTGTCTCCCGGCATGATGCAACAAGTGCTGTGCCCAGTCTGGTGGTGATCAGGTTTGGACAACCCTTGCAGGTTTTCACTGGCACCTTTCTGACGCATCTGAAGCATCGTCCGTCTTCGCACAGGAATGTCACCATGTTGTGGCACTCCGGGCAGCTGTAAGGTAAATCACTCATTTCCGTTCTCCGGTTAGCTCTGGGGTTCAACGGCGTCTATCTAAATATCTGTTCAGCTTCATCCATAGGCCGCAGCTTAAATCCACAACCTTGCAGCCGTCGCTGTCCTCTTCCTCCGCACGCCAGAGCAGGTCATGGCGTATTTGCTCCAAGAGCTCATCCGCAGTTGAACAATCCGGTGAACGAGACGACTTGCAAACAGGGCAGGGGGTAATCGGCCCATTGTTGTCTGTCTCAATCTCTCCGGTTCCTTCGCAGTATTCGCATTTCATCGCTCACCTCCAGTAGTTTCTACGATAGGAAGTTCCAGTAATTCAGCGTATCTCTCTGCGAGTTCCTCCAGATTACTCAGGTTGTGATTGGCCCATGTGATGCGTTCTTCAAAACGCAGTTTATCCAGACCAAAGTTATTGGCCACATCAATCAATAGGTATTCCCAGCCGGTAAATTCCTTCATGCTTATTCCCCTAGAAAAGGTGGTAAGTGGTATAGGTATGTGTCCCGTTGTGACGGTGGCATTTGGCGCAACGCGGGTTGGCCAAACCGCCCAGGACACAGAAGTATTCATAGGTTATCTGGTTATGCTGCCCCACATGTGATTTCTCCTATAGAGGTTATTGGGACCCTTGAATGAACAGCACATTGCCTGTGATTATTTCAGGCTCTGGCTCAAGGTCTTTCAGTAATTTCTGGTAGCGTTTGGTGTATTCCTCCTCATAGTCCTCATCCCCCGTTACTGCCAGCAGGCTCAAATAGCTGTCTTCTGCTGGGCCTTCTTCCAGCGGCTCCCACTCGGCAATAACTTGCTTACGTGCGGCCTCTGGGGTATCAGCTACAGCAATGATGTGGCCCTTCCCCCACTCTTCTAGCAGAGTGGAACTCCAGCGATATAAAGTCATGACTCACCTCCAGTAGTTTCTACGATAGGAAGTTCCAGTAATTCAGCGTATCTCTCTGCGAGTTCCATTGCAGGATCCTTACTGGCGTAGCCATACCCGCCACACATGAAATTATCCAAGCGGATCTCCTGCTGTTTGCTTTCATTCATTAATATGACTGACCAGCGATCTCTCAATGTCGTGGCAAACCCGCCGCTTTTCCCTTTGAACTGCTTTACTTTTACATAGATGTTGCTCATATCTCGATCTCCTCTACAGTCCCGCCGATGCTCTCGTTCAGCTGGTCAGCGACAGCCTTGGTGGTTGTGGTTGCCGCAACGTGGTCACCCTTGCGGATGACGTACAGCACGTAGACCCGGTTGCCCTTGGGTCCGTAGAACCGGCCGTGCTTCAGGGTCAGCGGTGCCAGTGGCTTCATGAACATACTCATGACCCTTCTCCCATGAACAGGCTGTAACCAGTGGCACGCTTGTCGGCATGGTTGATCATGACATCGGTGATGCCTCTACCCGGAACCACCTTCACCGATGTCACTTTATGGAAGTACTCGGCCATGATGAACCTGCGCAGAACCGGCTCCTCCAGGGTGACCTCCATCAGGTCCGGGTCAGCGGTGAGAAGGTTCAGCTGGATGTCGCTGCCGCCTTCGATCTCGATCAGCATGGTGAACACCCAGATGTCCTCCGCACAGGGTAACTTAACGCGGAAGACCTGGATGTCGGTAACGCCGTGAATTGTGCTCATTGTCGTGCTCCTGAATAGTTGAGTGGCGATTGTTTCACAGTGTGATTCGTTATGTCAAACCTTTATAGCAATATCTTGCAGGCGCATCCGCAGCTCACCGGTTGAGTAACCACCGAGCCATAGGCGCAGCGTCTCGATGTCCTCCAGGTTGACGCTGGGATGGCCGATGGCCTCGCGCAGTGCTGCAGCGTCGTAGGTCTCGCCTTGTGCAATGCTCTGCAGTCTGGTGCTCAGTTTGCTCATGATGTGTTACTCCGAAAAGGTCAGTGCGTGGTATAACGCTTCTATTTTTTTAAGCAGCTCAGGATCTTTAAGCTGCTTCATCAGGATGTTGTGTCGGTCGCAGGATGTGACGTTGCCCCTGTCGTCGTGGGGCAGGAGTCCGTCCAACATCTCACCGACTATATCCAACTGGTGCCGAGCTGCTGTCTGATCGTCGGTGAACAGCTGCCCGTCACTTGTTTGGTATGCTTCTAAAGTTTGTACTTTCATGGCGGTGCCCCTTAGTAACAGAAAAAGCCTTTGTTCGCAGCCAGACCGATGTATCCACCGATGGCATCTTTGCGGCTGATGAGCTCGTTCAGGTCGATGGCGCCAACCCAGCGGCCCCAGGCTTCGTTATAAATGACGATGTAGTTGGCTGGGCGAGTGCCGTGGTATTGACCAACCAGTTCTGCGATCTTCTTGGTTGCCTTATCAGCAGCAGCCTCGGTTGCGTAGTTTTTGCAGGGACTCTTGTTGGTGGCCCTGGCGTCTTCGATGCGGCTGATTACGTCGTTGATTACATTCATGGGGTCGTCCTCTCGTTGTTGCTTGAGCTGTGATTGTAACACGTGTGTTTACAGCGTGCAACATTTATCTTCACATTTTTGATCCTGTGCGTGTTTTTCTGGTTAAAAAGTGATCAGATTCTTTGGGATAGATGAACTATTCCATCTATCCCATCTATCCCAAGAATTGGTTAAAAAATGATCAGCTATCACTCAGATAAACTACCTTTTTTTGTAGGGTTATTCACTGTTGCTAGAAATGGCGGTTTTCTGGATCAGTGACTCAAATTGGATCAATTCTTGGGACAGATGAAAAAATCATCTATCCCAAAATAAGTGCTTGATTCTAAACAACATTCAAGGAAAATGTTGGTCATCTAACCCAGATTAAGTGTTTGATTTATAAGGAGAAAAAAAACACTCGTTTTGAATGTTCTTTAAAATCAGTAACTTACAAATGGTACACTTAGACACTATTAACTTTCCTGAAGATTAATAAGTAACTTAATAAAGTACTTTAAGTGAAACACTACAAACACTAGGAATGTTTTTTTTTAGGCTTCATCTGTCCCATAGATTTTGAGCGGTGGAGACTTTACGGTGGAAACTTAATGTTGTTTCTCATACGTTGCTTGGCGGGGTTTAACTGGTATAATCGCACGATGATCATACCTCCGACTGTCCAAGAGTTGACGGGCCTCACGATGTTGAGCGGTGAGCGGTGGCTGTTCGTCAAGGAATACATGCTGGACTACGACATCCAGCGGGCCTCCGAGTGTGTGTGGCATGACCGGGCGAAGGGCTACCAGGTTATCGCTGAAGACGAGGAAGTCAGAAACACGATCACGGCTCTCAAGAGGCACGCGCAGCAGAGTGGCAAGCGCATCGGTCCCGAGGACATCGAGACGGCTCTCTGGGACAATCACATGCTGTCCAGGCAGACTGGCAAGATCAACTCGAGCAACAAGGCTCTGGATCAGCTGGCGAGGCTGAAGACCATCGATGCCTATGCCACATCGAAGCTGGATGTTGTAGCATCGACGGACCAGGAGATGGTCGATAGGATTAGAACCGGTCGAGTGCGTGCTGCACAGACCAATGATGAGAAGCCGCTGAGCTTCCTGTGAGGGCATAGACGATGGCGACGGTACCTTCCCCCCTATCTGGGACGTTCAGTGGCACAGGAGAGTCCGACGCAGTCCTGGTGCGCGGCGCATGTAACATCACACTCAAGTTTGGTGGCGCTGTGGCGACCGTCAGGCTCGAGAAGTCGTTCGATGGTGGATCCACCTGGTTCACAGTCAGCAAGAACACCGTTCCTGAAGATGCGTCGTTCACGGACTCAGTGAGTGCTGTGATCGAGGAGCACGAGGGCGGTGTGCTCTATCGGTGGAATTGCTCGGCATACACGTCAGGTGCTGTTATCTATCGGATCGGCAAGGCTGATGGACCTCGGAGAGAGTTTATATGAAACCGAAAGAGACAATCAAAACGCGACTCCAGTCATGGTGGCTGGGGCGTCAGATTCGTAAAGGCACTAAACCAAGAGGACGTCAAAGTGAAAAACCTAAAGCTAAGAATCCATAACTTCTGGATGCTGTTGGCCCAATGGACCCGCGTGCTGGTGGCTCACCTTGCGCGTCCAGTGGTTGCCGCATCGACGGGTGGTTGTTATCAGTCAGGCGCCGTAGCACCTGAGTCGCGACTGACGGCCATTATCAGGCGAGCGAACGGCGAGATCGAGGATCTGGGCATCCTGTCCACCAAGGTGGTCAGTACGGCCTTTGTGAATCACTTGGTCGATCAGCTGCAGTCATCCACTGGTGAGATTGATCTGTTCAGCTACCACGGCATGGGCACAGGCGGTGCTGCTGAGGCTATCGGTGACACAGCACTGGCGACCCAGGTTGAGTCTCGGGTGAGCGGCACGCAGGTCGAAGGCGCCAGTGCCAACATCTTCAAGACTGTGGCGACCATCACAGCCAGCGCGACTCGAGCAATTGTGGAGCACGGCGTGTTCAATGCCGCCAGTGCCGGGATCCTGATGGATCGCAGCGTGTTCAGCGTGATCAACCTTGGCAACGGTGATGGCGTTCAGTTCACTTACGAGTTAACAATACCAGCAGGAAGCTGATATGACGGACCACCGCAGATCTGATGACTTTGATCACAAGTGCGCAGGCACAATCATCGCTGTGAGCGTTGCGTTGGTGGTCCTGTTCGGGCTGATGGCGCTGACCGGTGCTATCTGAGCCGTGGTGCACGCCGAGCTGATATGCTGTAACCCGATTACAGGCAGGAAGGCGTGGTTGCTGCGGCACATCCCAGGCGGTCAGTACGGTGATCCATGGGACGCCATGCTGGTGGTAACCAGGAGGCACTGGTTCGACAAGCGTGCGATGATGTTGGGTGGTGAGGCTATCGGTATACCCGGGGTCCACCGTAAAGTGAGAGGGTGTTTGGCGAAGCTGGGGTTCAGTTACGCTATGGCCAAGAGACACGGCCGCATCAAAACATACCCAGTCAAGACGAGGCGAGGCGCATGATTTCATTTCCAATGGAGCAGCTGACATCACTGCCTGCAATATGGCTGGCGATCTTATTCATCACCTGCATGTTTGCATTGCTGGGGTTGGCGCTGATCTCGATCATTCTGGGGTTTATGCATGAGGATGAAGACTGATGGCGTTATACACACGACTAATCGGCACTGAGCTGCCTAAAATCAGAATTCACTCTTTCACGTCTGCAATGGATGAATGGGCGCGTGGGTTTCTGACTGCGCAGGAGGTTATAGGGTTTTTCGACCTTGACGCCTCCGAGCAGACTCAGGCCCAGTCGCTTGTCTCAATCTACAACCAGGCGACCGATAAAGTGCGCTTCATGCGGGTGTTCAAAGACTGCCTGTATTTGGCAGAGCAAGAACTGGCGTACACAACGCAGGCTGAGTTCGTTCAGCGATTGAATGACGAGATAACAGCACAGAATGGCTGACGTTAAGCGCGAGTTTACCGTTGTCGCGGTCAATACCACCCTCGGCAATCAGGACGTCACAATATCAGGCTTTGGTACACCAAAGGCTGCTCAGTTCTTCCTGTCGGAAGCCGTCACCGATGACGCCATTGCTTCCGGCGGTGCTATCTCTGTTGGTTTTAGTGATGGTACTTACTCGGCATGCGTGTCTGTTTCTAATGAGGATGGTCAGACTAGCACTGACACTCAAAGGACTCCCGGTTTTGGCGGTAGCTCTATTGCCAGTGTATCTGATCCAAACGGCGGGACTAAATGCACCCTCGATTTTGTATCATGGATTACCGACGGGGTTCGAATCAGTGTAGATAGCAACGCTGTCCCGGCCGGTTATTTATTGACCGTGGTTCTATGGGGCGGCGCTGATCTTGATTCTGTTAAGTGCGTCGAGCGAGGGCTTCAATCAAGCACAGCGGCGCAGACTTACACTGGAATTGGATTTGAGTTCGATGTGCTGTTTCTCGCGCATTGCTATGCATCAGTCAATGGCGGTTTGGTTCATTCACCATTTGCATACGGCTGTGTTATAAACGACAACGCCGCTGCCCCGACACAGAAAGCTATCGGGTTTTGTGGAGATAACGGGTCAGCATCTGGCGATCAGAACACAATAGCATCTGATACCTATGCACTGGTTGCGCCTTTAATTGGATCTAATCGCTGGAACCTAACGATCAGCGATATAACATCAACTGGCTACACCCACACTACATCTTCCTCATCTAGCACGACAACAATCCAGCTCGCGCTAAAGTTTGCGGCTGGCGTTGATTTCTCGCTTACTGACGTGTCCATCCCTACAAGCGGGAACCTGGTAGAAAGCGGTCTATCGTTCCAGCCTGAATTTACACAGATGGCGCTTATCCAAGGCCCATCAGCTTATAACTCAACGGACACAGCAGCACCGTCGGCTTCTCTCGCATTCGCCCTGACAGACAGCAGCCAAGTACACACGATCAGCACCTCCGATGAAGATGGTTCAGCAGATACGGTTTGTAAATCGCTGTCATCCGATCAATTCAGGATGCTGGATTATCAAGGTTCGGCAGATGCGTTTCTGGCATCTGGCTATTCGCTTGATTCAAATGGCTGGACTTACACATTAACAACCAACCCAGCGGCGGCAATCCTTGGGTGGGCTTTTGCCTTCTCCAGTGGCGGCGGCGGGGGTGGCACAACATACACCCAGGGTCTCGCAGGATCTCTCACCCCTGTCGGTGTTGTGGACTACAACATCACGTTCGATCAAGGCGTCGGCGGCACTATCGCCATGCAGGGCGTCGTGTCCAAACTGATCGACTACACCCTGGCAGGCGGCGTGACCCCGGCCGGTGACATCACCAAACAGGTTGACACCAGCATGGATGGGTCGGTCACCCTCAGTGGCGACGTCACTACGAACCTCGGTGCTGAGCAGGCATTGGCCGGCAGCATGACGATGACCGGGTCTGTTGTTAAGTCGATACTCAAGTATTTCGAAGGGTCTACCGCCCCGTCAGGTGACATCACCAAGCTGGTTAACAAGGGCGTCAGTGGATCGATCACACCCAGTGGCTCGATCCAGAAGATGGTGTACGCGGTCCTCAGCGGCAGCCTCACCCCCACAGGCACTATTGTCACCGGTGCTGTGCTGACCGTGCTGTTGACCGGGCAGATCGCGATGAGCGGAATCGTGAGCACCGTGTTCGTGCCGCTGGGCACCGTCGTCACCTGGACCATGAAGAAGTTCCGTGGCATGTACTCACAGCTCAGAACCAACTTCAAGTCGATCAGTCAGGAGTATCGCGATGATTAGCGAGTTCATGCTGGCTGACGACATGGCGAAGTACTATGCCGATCCATTGGGCTGGGTGATGTACGCATTCCCTTGGAATGAGCCAGGATCAATGCTCGAGGGCTTCGAGGGTCCGGATGAGTGGCAGGTCAGTATTCTCATTCAACTGGGCGAGGAGATCCGCAAGCGTGGATTCACTGGTGTCGAGCCCGTCGATGTTATCAAGTTTGCAACAGCATCTGGTCACGGCATCGGCAAGTCGGCACTGACCAGCATGGTGATCCTGTTCGTCATGAGCACGAGACCTCACAGCAAGGGGATCGTGACGGCCAACACCGGCGAGCAGCTGAAGACCAAGACATGGGCAGAGCTCGCCAAGTGGAAGAGGATGTGCATCACTGGACACTGGTTCGAGCTGACTGCCAAGAGCATCAGCCACATCAAGTACAGTGAGACCTGGCGGGTGGATTCACAGACCTGTCGTGAAGAAAATTCTGAGGCCTTCGCTGGACTTCACTGTGCAGACAGCACCCCGTGGTACATCTTCGATGAAGCATCGGCAGTGCCAGACAAGATCTGGGAAGTGGCCGAGGGCGGGCTGACTGACGGTGAGCCCATGTTCTTCGTGTTCGGCAACCCGACACGGAACACCGGCCGATTCGCTGATTGCTTTGGCAGGATGTCGCATCGGTGGATCACCCGTCAGATTGACAGCCGCACAGCCAAGATGACGAACAAGCGTCAGATCCAAAAGTGGCTCGATGACCATGGGGAGGACAGTGACTTCTTCAGGGTCCGTGTTCGTGGGGTGTTCCCACGTGCAGGTGACATGCAGTTCATCGACGGCGACAGTGTCTATTCTGCGATGAAACGAGGCCCGGGACAGTATCTCGGTGACGACCCACTGATCATGGCGGTCGACGTTGCCCGAGGCGGCGATGATGATTGTCGTGTTGGGTTCCGACGAGGTTTTGATGCCAAGTCTGAACGGTCCTACAGGATGTCGGGCGAGAAGTCGCGTGACTCCATGCTGTTTGTGTCAAAGCTGACCATGATCTTCGACCGTCACAAGCCCGACATCTGTTTTCTGGATGCAACCGGGATCGGTGGACCGATCGGCGACAGGCTGAGGCAGCTGGGTTACCCGGTGGTTGATGTCCACTTCGGTGGCAAGGCCGACGACGAGACCAAGTACAAGAACAAAACTGCTGAGATGGGTGACCGTTTCCGTCGCTGGTTGCTCGATGGTGGGTCGATCCCCGACGACCAGGATCTGGACTTCGAGATTACATCCAGGGAGTTCAGTCACGATGACAAAGATCGACTGGTGCTCGAGCGCAAGGAAGAAGTGAAAGCACGGATCGGGAAGTCACCCGACTGGGCTGATCAGATGTACCTGCTATTCGCTCAGGCAGTGCCCAAAAAAGAGATCCCAAGGGGCGACATGGACTTCGTCTATCACGCTCGTGACAAGGCTCTAGAGGACTATGACCCATTGGATGCAATGGACTGATTTAGCTGTTAAACTTGGCACGTTAATTGTATAACATTGTGAGGACAGGCCTGTGTGCAAATCAAGCAAACCCAAACCACCACCACCCTTGCCAGAAGCACCTCGTCTGCCTGAGCAGGCGAAAGATCAATACGTCGACAAATCCAAACGCCGCAGACTCGCAGCATCCGGTACTGTACTGACCGGTGCCAGGGGCGACACAACCGGTGCCAGCACAAGTGCAAAAACTCTGTTAGGGGCGTAATACATGAAGACGATCAAGAGTTTCAACAAGAGGCTTGGCTCTCTGAGATCGGAACGCTCCACGTTTGTGCCGTACTGGGAACAGTTGTCTGATAATTTCCTGTACCACCGTGGTCGGTTCCTAACATCCGACCGCAATAAGGGTTACAAACGCAACACCAAGATGTACAACAACTCCCCGAGGATGTCGGCGCGAACGCTCGCGTCCGGAATGATGGCGGGCATCACATCACCTGCTCGCCCATGGTTCCGTCTCTCGGCGCCCGACCCCGAGCTGAACCAGTACCATGCTGTTCGACAGTGGCTGCACGAGGTGCAGGTCATGATGTACGCAGTGTTCAGTGCCTCAAACGTCTACTCCAGCTTGCACACCACTTATGGTGAGTTGGGTACGTTCGGGGTCGGCGCCCTGGGGATCTATGAAGACTTCGAGAGTGTCATTGTCTGCAAGTCCTACACCGTGGGTAGCTACTTCCTCGGGATCAATGGACAGGACAGAGTCGACACGTTCTACCGGGAATACGAGCGCACTGTGGGTGAGCTGGTAACCGGCTTCGGTCTCGAGAACTGCAGCAACCACGTCAAGGATCAATGGGAGAAGGGCAACACCGAGGCGCCAGTCAAGGTGATCTACGCCGTCGAGCCCAATGATACGCGTGACAAACAATCCATGATGGCGCGGGATATGAAGTTCCGCTCTGTCTATTACGAGGACGGCCGGCAGTGCCTCGATGAGAACAAGTTTCTCAAAGAAAGCGGATTCGAAGAGTTCCCAGTACTGACACCCCGGTGGGATGTCACCTGTGAGGATATCTACGCAACCGACTGCCCGGGCATGATGGCCCTTGGTGACGCCAAGTCGCTGCAGCTCGGTGAGCGCCGCATGTACCAGGCTTTGGATAAGCTGACCAACCCACCGCTTCAAGGACCAACCAGTCTGAAAAACAAGGTTGGCAGAACTCTCCGCGACGGTGAGGTTGTTTATACCGACGAGGAGAAAGGACTCAGATCGATCTACGACAGCAGCTTCAGGCCTGACCTTAACGCTATTGTTGAGATCAATCGTCTGGCTGAGACCAGGATCAAGACCGCGTTCTATGAAGACCTGTTCTTGATGCTGTCACAGTCCGACCGTCGTCAGATCACAGCCCGAGAAGTGGCTGAGAAGCACGAAGAGAAGCTGCTCATGCTCGGTCCGGTACTGGAGCGACTGCATTCGGAGCTGCTGGACCCCTTGATCAACCGCACATTCTCAATCATGCAGCGTTCCGGAATACTGCCGGTACCGCCGCCTGAACTCGATAATGTCGATCTACGAGTCGAGTACGTGTCTGTGCTGGCTCAGGCTCAACAGCTGGTGTCAGTCGGAGCCATCGAGCGCGTTGCAGGGTTCACCGGCGAGCTGGCTAGTATCTGGCCAGAAGCTCGACACAAGTTTAATGCAATGAAGGCTGTCGATGACTTCGCTGAAGCTGTCGGTGTCAGTCCGAACATGATCCGCTCTGACGATGATGCCAACGGAATGGCGCAGGCAGAGCAGCAAGCAGCCCAGCAAGCAGCACAGGCTGAGCAGATGGCAGCAGCAGCACAGACCGCTAAGACGGCATCCGAGACGGACCTCCAGGGTGACACAGGCCTGAGCGCCATCATGCGGGGAGCTGGACTAGCGTGAGCGCTGAAAGCAACAATCATGCCAACAACATTGAACTGGCTGAGCTAGAGAGTATAATGAAGACTCCAAGTGGTCGCGCTGTGTTGTTCAGGATCCTGGGAACTACTGGATACTTCCAGGACTCGTTCCACACTGACACCAACATGATGATCCGCAAGACGTGCATGCGGTCGGTGGGTGTAAGGTTGGTGGATCAGATGATGCAGTGCAATGACCAACTTTTTTACTTGATGTTATCGGAGAATGACAATGACAGATGAGCAAACCACAGTAACCGAATCCGAAGAACCTGGCGCAACCGGTGAGAACCAATCAGCAGCTGCGACAGGTGAGAGTTCCACACCCCCTGAGGGTGAGAATGCAGGCACCAAGGAAGGTGCTCAAGGCGAGAATGCCGGTGGTGTGCCGGAGGAATATGCCGAATTTAGTTTGCCCGAAGGTATGACCGCTGATGAAGGTCTTTTAGCCGACGTGCTCCCAGTCTTCAAGGCTGCGGGTCTGACGCAAGAAAAGGCTCAAGAGCTGGTTGACCGATACACGCAATCTATCGAGGCAATCCCCGAGGCACAGGCTGAGAAATTCGAGCAATTGAAGGACGACTGGAAAGCTACAGCTTTGAAGGATGACGAGATCGGTGGCGAGACGTTCGAGAAGAACGTCGGGGTCGCTGTTCGAGCTGTCGAAAAGTATGCGACCCCAGAACTGAAGGAGTTGTTAGAAAGTTCCGGGCTGGGCAACCACCCCGAAATGATCAGGCTCTTATATCGTGTGGGCAATGACCTGAAAGAAGACTCACCAGTGGGCGGCGGCACTCGTGCCGTGACTCAGAGTCAGGACAGAGCCTCTTTACTTTATCCCAATAGTTAGTAGTTAAGGAGACCTTCAATGGCGACTTTAGGCGCAACGTACTTCGATCTTATCGATCTGTACAAGTCGCAGGACGGTTCCGGGAACTTTGTTCCTGTGATCGAAATGCTGAACGAAATGAACCCGATTCTCGATGACGCAATTGCTGTCGAGTGTAATAAGGGTACCACTCACTTACACACCATCCGCACCGGTCTGCCGACTGTTGCCTGGGGTAAGCTCTATCAGGGCATCCCCCAAAGCAAATCCGGCAAGGCGCAGGTTGAAGACACCACTGGCTTCGTTGAAGGTCTTAGCACCATCGATGAGCGTTTGCTGGTTCTGTCTACCAACGAAGGCGCGGTCCGTCTGTCAGAAGCATCTGCTCACCTTGAGGCAATGTCTCAGGAAGTGGCGAGCAAAATCTTCTACGGCAACTCAGCTTCCGACCCTGAAGAGTTCATGGGTCTGGCTCCTCGTTTCGACGATCTCAGTGCGCCTAACGGCAACCAGATCATCGATTGTGGCGGCACCGGTTCTGACAATATGTCAATCTGGTTCGTGACCTGGGGTGACAACCAAACTCAGCTGCTGTACCCGAAAGGTACTCACGCTGGTGTGTCTCGTGAAGACATGGGTCGTCAGCGTGTGTTGGACGGTAACAACAACCCGTACTTCGCCAAGGAAGAGAAGTTCAGCTGGCACATCGGTCTCGGTGTAAAAGACTGGCGTTATGTTGTCCGTCTGGCCAATATTGACGCAAGCCTCCTGGCTGCTGACCCTTCCAACGTGGATGGCGCAAACCACAGCCTGTATCACTTCATGCGTAAAGCATACTGGCAGCTGCAGAACACCTTCGTGCCCGGTGGCAAGTTGGCGATCTACTGCAACCGTGATGCTGCTGAAGCACTGGATGCGCTGGGTACCAACTCCGGTACCAACGATAACTACGCCCGTCTGCGTCCTGAAGAAATTCAAGGCAAGATGGTCGACACTTACCGTCGGATCCCGGTCCGCGTGTGTGACGCCCTGCTTAACACTGAAGCTCGCGTGGTGTAACCCGCAGCCAGACCCATCTCGGTGGGTCTGGCACTTCAGTTAATTGAATGATCAACGGAGAATCGAAATGATTTTGTCAGCTCAACAATTATTTTCAGATGACCAAGCGATTACCGCTACTGCGGATTCGACTAACGTCATCGACTTGGGGGCACCCGGTACACCTGTACGGGCTGCTGCTGCTCTTAGCAACGACAAAGGACCGGGTGCAGGTATCCCGCTTCTTATTCAAGTCACTGAGGATTTCAACAACCTCACCAGCTTGAAGATCACCATCTCCAAGGGTGCCACCACTGCACTGGGAACTGAAATTGCTTCCCGCACTGTGCTGCTGGCTGACCTTGTTGCTGGTTATCAATTCCCTGTTAACGTGCTGCCGAAAGACGCAGACCTTCGTTACCTGGGTGTTGAGTACACGGTCACTGGTACCGCACCGACCACCGGTAAAGTTACTGCCGGCATCGTCATGGGTGTGCAAACCAACGACTAACACGTCGGGGGTGTTTCGGCACCCCCTTCGTTTTTTACATGAGCAAGTGGAGTAGATCATGCCATCCTACAAAGTTACAGCACCGGGGTTTTATAATGGGTTGTCCTATAAGCCGAACGGTAAGCGTCCAGTTTTACATCTTGAAAAGCCGTTCCCAAAAGAGAAGGGCAAAGAAAAGATCCCAAGCTGGCTGGCTCCTGTTAGTTCGAAGGACGCTGAAGCCATCGAAAAACAAGAAGGCGAGCTGCACACTCCGGTAAAATACACCGAAGAAGAGCTCGAGGCTGAGCGTGCGCATGTCACGTTCATTGAGTCAAACGTCGAGACACTGTGATTATGGGCGTCATCAAAATTGAAAAGCAGTCTTTAGAGTCAAACGAGATCTCTCCCCCCGGCAGCGACTATCCGTGGGGTACTGAGCTGCGGTTCGAGAGCGAGCTGGTCGATCAGATCGACGTCAATGCATTCAATGTTGGTGATGTCGTCGTGGTCCGTGGACTGGCTGTTGTGTCTCGCAAGTCTGAGCACACCGACGAAGACATGGACAACGGTGGCAAGACTGAAAAAAACATGTCCATCCAAATGACTGAGATATCTGTCGAGAAGCAAGATAAATCAGATCGTGCGGACAAACTTTATGGTGGCGGTAATGTCGAGTGAAGTTGAAATTTGTAACATGGCCCTGTCTAAAATCCGGGCAGGGTCAATCAACTCACTGACCGAGAACAGCATCCAGGCTCAGCAATGTAAGCTCTGGTATCCGTATTGCCGCAAATTCCTACTGGAAGACAGCCCCTGGGGTTTTGCCACAAAGATCGCAGCACTGGCGGTATTGTCAGGCGAAGACTTGTTTAACTGGTCGTATGTCTATCAGTACCCCAGTGACTGCCTTTACCTCAACCGGCTGATTCTGAATTACGAACAGCACGGAGACCCGGCAGATGGTATTGCTGTACGCAGCAGGCACCTCGAGGAAATCTATTCTCCGGACCTTGAGCAGCAAATCGAATACAGGGTCTATAACGTGGAAGGCGACAACGGTAAAGTGATTGCCGCGAACGACGCCGATTTGCGTGCTGAGTATCGGTTTAATGTGACCGATCCCAATAAGTTTTCTAATTCATTCGTTGAAACACTGGCAGCGTATCTCGCGTCGAAAATAGCCATCCCCATCGTGGGGGCTGAGATGGGCCGTCAGTTTAAGAAAGACGCGCTTGATGAGTACATGATGCTGGTGAGTGCGGCAACAGCCAATGACCGCAATCAGGAGTTTCAGCCTCAGGTTGAGAGTGACTTTATTCTGATAAGGAACACATAATGCCACAGGTCATTCAGCGTAACTTCACGGGTGGTGAACTTGCACCTGCGATGCGGTCTCGCACTGACCTGGCCAAATACACCAATGGCGTCAGGTTTGCTGAAAACATGTTCATCCGGGCTCAGGGTGGGTTGTACTCACGCCCCGGGACCAAGTTCATTGGTGAGATCTACGACTCCTCAGCAAAGGCGCGACTGATCCCCTTCAGCTTCAACACCGAGCAGACCTATGTGCTGGTGTTCGAGAACCTGAAGATGCGTGTGATCAAGGACGGCGGCTTCGTGCTTGAGACTGCTGGAACAATCACAGGCGCCACTGCTGCCAACCCGGTTGAGATCACTGATGTCGCTCACGGTCACTCCACCGGTGATGATGTTTACATCGCATCTGTCGGCGGCATGACCGAGCTGAATGGCAAAACCTACCGAATCACCTCCACCGGCGCTAACACTTACACCCTCGATGGTGTCGATGGTTCTGCATACACTGCATACACCTCGGGCGGTACGGCTGCGCGTGTGTTCACGCTCACCACCACCTATGTCACTGCTGACCTTCCGAGACTGTCCTACGTTCAGACCGCTGATGTAATGACAATCTGCCACCCAGGGTATGTTCCCAGAGAGCTGAGCAGAACCGGTCACTCATCATGGACCCTGACTGATGTGGATTTTTCACCCACGGTGACTACACCGACGGGGCTGGCATTGAGTACAGCAGGAGGCGGCGGCGGCGCGAACAACAAAACCTATCGGTACAAGGTCGCTGCCGTAGTGGATGGTGTAGAGTCGCTGCCCTGCGCTGAGGTTTCACACAACATTTCATCTCACACCACCACATACGGGTCGAGGCTGGACTGGAACTCAGTGACTGATGTTGAGTATTACCGGATCTATAAAGATCCAAACGGCAACAGCGGCAGTTTTGGATGGATCGGCGATTCTAAAGACCCGAACTTCATTGACTTCAACACCGCGCCGGTGGTCAGCGATGCGCCGCTTGAAGACAATCAGCCTTTCACAGGCGCTGATAACCAACCCGCGACGGTTGGTTTCTATCAGCAGCGTAAGATGTTTGCCAACACTAACGAAAACCCCCAGACGTTGTGGGCAACTCAGACGGCCATCTATGACTCTCTGAGGAAGTCCAGACCATCAAGGGATGATGACAGCCTTGAGTTCACTATCGCAGCCAGACAGATCAATGAGATCCGTCACATCATCCCGGTGAACGGGCTGGTGTTAGGCACAGCTGGTGGTATCTGGCGGGTCACTGAAGGGCAGGATGAGGTGCTGACCCCAGACACGGTGGGCGTGAAGATTCAGAGCTATCGTGGCATGTCCTACGTGGCTCCCATCATTGTGGGTGATTCGATCATCTTCGTGCAGGAGAAAGGGTCCAGGGTCCGTGACACAGGTTACGAGTTCACCGACGATAAATTCAAAGGCAACGATATCAGTCTGATGTCCGAGCACCTGTTCGAAGGCTATACGATTGACGACATGACCTACGCTGAAGAGCCGTACAGCATTGTCTGGATGATCCGCAGCGATGGCACCCTGTTGAGTCTGACCTACCAGAAAGAACACGAGGTCTGGGGATGGACTCATCACGTCACTGATGGCGTCTTTGAGTCAGTCACCTCGATCACTGAGGATGGGCGGGACGCCGTTTATGTCATCGTTAAGCGGACCATTGACGGCAGCACCGTCCGGTACGTCGAGCGACTTGAAGCACGCAACTGGGCGACGGCCGTCGACGCGTTCTGTGTGGACTGCGGTCTGACCTACGACGGTGTGGCTGCTGATAATATCAGCGGTCTGGATCATCTCGAGGGAAAGACAGTGGCCGTGCTGGCAGACGGGGTGGTCATCGATAATCTCGTAGTCTCCGGCGGCGCAATCACACTGCCTCGCGAATACAGCGTGGTTCATGTCGGGCTGCCCTTCACCACCGTCGTCGAGTTGCTTGACATCGATCAAGGTGCACCGGTCAATCCGGATAAGATAAGATCTCAGTCAGTGTCCAAGGTGGTCATCGAGACCGAGAACTCTCGTGGAGGCTGGGTCGGCCCAAGGCTGGAAGACGGCAGCACCGGTGAGATGCGTGAGATCAAACCACGGACACTGAGTGATGGATACGACGCCATCGAGTTGAGGTCGACGAAAGAGGAAATCTACATTGAACCCACATGGTCTCGGGGCGGCGGCATCAGAATTGAGCAACGGTCACCACTACCCTTTACGATCCTGTC